AAATAGTGTTTGATGGAGCGCGCTATTACACAGATGAATCTAGAGAAAATCCTGCAGAAGTAGAAGTGTTTGTGGGTGCAGCAATGGCTGCAAAGTCAGGTGACATATTAAAAAAGACAAAAACAGCAATGGCTACGTTGCCAGGATCATGGGGAAAAGGAAAGGCTAAGGTTCCACCTCCATTATTTAAAGCAATGAGAGGTAGTCTTAAATCAAATAATGTAGAGAATCCTTGGAGGCATGAGTATATAAAGAAAACTGGAGGTAATGAAGAGACGTTAGGATCAGGATCTAATATAAAACATGGTACTTACACAGTAGAAAATCCAGAAGCAGCAGCAGGAACAAGACCTGGTGTGATGGTTATAGAAGAAGTTGGTCTACTAGGTAATGTTTTAACAGTTCACGCATCTAATGAAGCTTGTCAGATGACAGATGGTACTGTTAAGTTTGGAACATCAATATACATTGGTACTGGTGGTAACGTAGAGAAGATACAAGAAGCAGAGATAATATTCAGAGACCCAGAAGCTTACAACTTTTTAGCTTTTGAGGATGAATGGGAGAACGGGGGAGATACTGGATGGTTTGTTCCAGCATACTACATGGATGGTAACTTCAAAGACAAAAATGGTAACACCATGATGAAAGAAGCCATTGAAAACTATGAAGAAAGAAGAGCGGTAAAGAGAAAAGCAAACTCAGCTGAAGCTATTGATGGTGAAATGATGAACTACCCTCTTAAGCCTTCTGAGATGTTTTTAAATGCTAGAGGTAACATATTCCCATTAGCTGATTTAAAGGAAGTAGCGGCCACAATAGTCACTAAAAAACATGACTATGAGAACCGTCATTGGTTTGGAGAATTAGTAATGGAAACTAATGGATCTGTTAAGTGGGAAAACACCTCATCTAAAGATTTAGTAAGAGAATGGCCTATAAAAGACAATAAAAACAAACCTGGAGTTATAGAAATAGCTGAGATGCCAAAAAAAGGTGCTGACGGTGATATAATACAGGGTAGATACATAGTTGGAACAGATACATATGATGATGATGAATCCTCAACTAAATCATTAGGGTCAGTGTTTGTTATGGATACTTGGACTGATAGATTAGTTGCAGAGTACACTGGGCGTAGGTTAGCAGATGACTTCTATGAAATAACACGTAGATTGTGCTTGTTTTACAGAGCTGTGAACAACTATGAGCAGAATAAAAAAGGTTTATACGCTCATTACAAGAAGATGAATTCACTTCATTTGTTAGCTGAGACACCTGAGATACTTAAAGATGTAGCAAACGCTACTATATCTAAAGTTGGAAACAGGAAATACGGTACTACAGCTACAGCTCAAGTAAATGATTACGCTTTAAGATTAATATTAAGATACTTAGTTACAGGTGCTTATGGAGAAGAAGAAGATAGTAATATTCAGAACTTACACAAATTAAGATTTTTAGGAACCGTAAAAGAACTTATAGCTCACAATAAAGACGGTAACTTTGATAGGGTTTCTGCTCTAGGTATGTTGATGATTTTAAAAGAAGATAAGTACGCAACGTTAAAGCGTAAAGATGAACAGAAAGAAAGAGAAGTTGGTTTAGAGCAAGATGAGTTTTTTACTGAAAGGTGGTCTCAGGATCTATTTTAGCTATAATCAGTAAATCTATATTTGCTAAACCTATTGTTAGACACAATTAAATTATTAAATTTTGTAGCTTATGAGTTCAACAGATAAAGTAATACATTTTCCAGCACAAAAGAAACCTCTAAAGCAGAAAACAAAAGAGTGGAGGAAGCAGAATATAGACGCTGCAGAAGACTTCTCTTTTAACAGGCATGAAGGTTTGCGTAAGAGCGCAAAGAATAAACAGATAAATTATGATTTATACAGTGATATTCTAGATCAAGATGATGTAGAAAGAACTTGTAATCCCTTTAAACTAAAGAATTTATCAGCACCTGCTCAAATGCAGAACTATCCTATAGCTAATCCAAAGATTGACCTGCTATATGGTGAAGCTCTTAAGCGTAAGCTGGATATAAGAGTTAGAGTAGGTAATGCTGATGCAGTATCTCAAAAAGAAAAAGATTTAAAAGAGCAGTTTTCCAATCTTATAATGGAAGAAATACAAAGAGGTGCTATTGATGAGAAGGATATGCAAAAGAAACTTGCTGACTTTGAGAGATTTAGGACTTATGAGTATCAAGACCATAGAGAAGAAATGGCTACTCACATACTAACACACCTACAAAAGAAATTAAAGATAGAAGGTAAGTTTGCTAAAGGATTTAAAGATGCTTTACTTGTTGCTGAAGAAATCTATCAAGTAGATGTAGTTGCTGGAGAGCCAATAATGGAAAGGCTTAATCCTAAACATGTAAACGTTGTTAGATCTGGTGAGTCACCTTATATAGAAGACGCAGATGTTATTACAATAAAGTCTTGGTATTCTCCAGGAAGAATTATAGATGAATATCATGAAGAGCTTGACCCTAAAGAGATTGACATGCTTGAGACTGGTTCTTTTGCAGGTGGAGGAGGATCTGATGGTATAGGAGAGCGTAAGCCAATAAACCTAGATCCAGATACTTTTGATACAGACTGGTTTGGAGGTGATGATTTTGGTAATGTATTTGATGAAGATGGAAACATCAGAGTAGTCAAAGTATTATGGAAGTCTAGAAGAAAAATGCTAAAAGTAACTAAACTTAACAGGTTTGGTAATGAGGAAGTAACCTTAGAAGATGAAAACTTCCAGATAAATAAAGATTTAGGTGAGAAATCTAAAGTTCTTTGGGTTAATGAATGGTGGGAAGGACACAAAATAGGTGGATCTTCTACTCAAGGTGATGACAGAGCAATATATGTCAGAATGCAACCAAGACCTATACAGTTCCGCAATATGGAGAATCCTTCTAAGTGCAGTCCTGGAGTTATAGGAACCATTTATCAAACTAATGACAACGGATCTGTTTCATTAATGGACAGAATGAAGCCTTATCAGTACATGTACAATGTACTAATGTATAACACTGAATTAGCTATTGCTAAAAACTACGGTAAAATAATGTCCTTAGATTTAGCTAAAGTTCCAGAAAATTGGAAGATTGATCAGTGGTTATCTTTTGCGCAAGGAATGAACTTAGCTGTTCATGATTCCTTCAAAGAAGGTAACAAAGGAGCTGCAACAGGAAAGTTAGCAGGATCACAACAAGCGTCTCAGCCTGTTATTGATATGGAGATGGGTAACACTATTCAGCTGTATATCAGTATGCTAAGTTATATTAAGCAAGAATTAGGTGAGGTAGCAGGTGTTTCTGCTCAAAGACAAGGACAGATTTCCAATAGAGAAGCTGTAGGTAACGTAGAAAGATCTACAATACAGTCTTCTCATATAACTGAATACTGGTTTGCTGAGCATGAAGCTACTCAGGTTAGAGTATTAGAAGCTTTATTGGAAACAGCTAAGTATGCTTGGAAAGATAAAGAAAATATTAAAGCTCAGTATGTTCTTGATGAAGGTAGTACTTCTATTTTTGAAATAGATGGACAACAATTCAATGAAGCAGATTATGACATAGCTATTACTACAGGCTCAATGAATGATAACTTGAGAGAAAGCTTAAAGCAACTTGCTCACGCAGGTATGCAGAATGGAATGATCAATTTCTCACAACTGTTAGACATTATGACTACTAACTCAGTAAGTGCTATTAAGCGTAAGATTGAAAGATCTGAAGAAGACGCTAAAGCTGCTGCTGCAGAACAACAGCAACAAGAACAGCAAATGGCTCAAGCTCAATTACAGCAACAAGCTGCTATAGAGCAACAAAAAGCACAAGCTGATATTGATAAGCAGTTGAGAGAATTAGAAGATAACCAAAAAGATAGAGATAATGCTATTTTGCTTAAACAGCTAGATATCCAAGCCAAACAATCCATAGAAACTAGTAGCGACAACTTAGAAGAGTTGAAACTAACCGCTAAGAAACTAAATGATGAGTATGAGATTAAGGCAGGAGAACTAGCTGAAACCGTAAGGTCTAATAAAGCAAAAGAATCAAATGAGGTGAAAAAGATTGCAGCTACTGCTGCTGCTAAGAAGTCAGTTTCATCTAAATAGCTATAAGTAAGAGGCTTATAGTTGGTATATGACCTCAAAATGTTTGGGATTTTAGAAAAGAATGTATTTAATTTGTAATTGTAATAGGGAAGATTATGGGAGGAG